AGATTTGTAATAGGGTTAGAAAGTAACTCGCTGTGCGAGTGGTGTAAGAGACCTTGGTATCTTAAAAGATGCCTGGTATAACTGCTCCGAATAGGATGTAGTTATGTACGAGTGCGAAGAATCCAATCATCGCTAGGCGACCATTGAGTTGTTCAGCATGAGGACCATATCCTTCGTAGTTTTCTACGTAAGAAATAGGTGGTTCAGAAGCAAACATATTTTGTCTGCCACCTTCCTCAGTAGTAACGTACCTCTTAACAGATTTTGTTGAACTTGTCATTAGTTTGTTAAGAAACGTAACATAACTATATAGGAAAGATTAAATTTTGTCAAGGTACGGTCTGAATCAGAATTGCTTATCGATACCATAAGAGATTCTTAAGTAATTATTACGGGTAATAATTGCTTACTGTGAACATAAAAGATTTTCCTAAATAAATACGGATCAAAGTTTTACCAATTGAGATAGATATGAAGAAACTAATTCCTGTTATAATGTTATTGATGACTGCCAGTGCAGCAAATGCTGGTGGACTTGTTACTAAGCACGCTTCTAGTGTGCAGCTCACAGTTGATGCAGCGAGATCAACATCTTCAAGAATAGGTTCTTCTTTTAGTATAAGTGGCTCAAATGTAGACACAACTGATGGGACGACTGCTGGTACGGTCAGTGCGGGTACCATAACCTCAGGCGTCTACGCTCCAGGAACCATTGCAGCGACCCAAGACACAGCAGGGGCGGCGTTCAGCTTTAGCCAGTCATACACTCAAGCTGATGCGGTTCCAACTAGTGCGACAACTGTAGGTGCTAACCCTAACTTTAGTAGTCTTACTTCAGTTGCTGCTGGTGCAAAAGATACCTTGGCTGGAACTCTCACCTCGGCAAATGTGATGACTCTAACAGCTGGTGGAGCTGGTACTGTAGCTACGGGACAATTCGTATCTGAGATAACCGTCATTGATTAGTGAGGAATCCTCGTGAACATCCATTTTGGAAAGATAATCTCATTTACTGTGATAAGTGTGGGGGCAGCGTTACATACAGCTGCTCCTGTAATGGCGGTTCCCGTGGTCCCAAACTTTACCCAGGGCTCAATGACGAGCCACACAGAGACGACCAGTAAGGTAACGGAGACAATAAATTCAATGGACTATGGTACAGGCTACCAATATTCCATTACTGGCTCAGGTGTAACAGCAGATGGGAATCTGTCACCTACGACAGGAACAAACAATGTAACTATTAATGGCGTGACATCATCATGGACAAGTATTTCCGACAAACCAAACTTTACACAGACAAACCCAGGCGCAGCCTTCCAATTCACCGAAACGATGAACGGACCTGGGCTCCAGAATCACACAATAATACAAAGAGTGACCGAGGTAACAAGCGTCACAGACACAACAAGTATATTCCAACAATAGGAGCATTATGTCTACTAAATCTTGCGATTGCCCCTGTCATACGGGCGGAGACTGTAGGGGGTGTGAGTGCAACAGCAAGTCCAATTGCGAATAGTTCTGGCTCAGTAACCAACCAGGCAATACAGGTTTTACAAGGTCCTTATATAACTAACACATATGGTGCTGGTATACAATGCCAAGGACCTACCATGAACTTCACGCCATATGTCACAGGTGCGGTTTCACAACAGCATCCCTATGAGCCATTCTATAATGATCCTGTGTATGATATGTCAGATTTGAATGAAGATGGTGTGTTAGACAATCCAGGTAATATACTATACTATGTTCCAACAAGAACAGGACAGAAGAATAATACCAATATTTCAGTAGGTTTTAGTGCTACATGGTCTAGACCATTAGATAAAGAACTACAAGATCAATGTAAACAAGCAGCAGATGCAAACATCGCATTAATGAATCAGAATGTTGCAAATAAAAGATTAGACTTTGAGATAGCTAGACTAAAAAATTGTGGAGAATTATTAAAAGCTGGAATTCGTTTTGCACCTGGCTCACAATATGCAAAGGTATGTGCTGATGTACAGGTTGCTGGTGTAAACTTTATGGTTCCACATCAACATGAGATACCAAAAGGAGAAAAGAAAAATGTAGAGATTGATCTTACAAAAAAAGATAACGCACCTACTGGTGATGCATCATCATTAGGAACATTTACTATTGGTACACCGCCCAAATAAATATGGATTCTTATAGCAACGCAACATGTCCAAAGTGTGAAGCAAAGTGGTATGGAGGAGAACTTTACTGGTCAACAGGAAAAATGGGATGTCCACATGATCTAGCAGGTTTAGTATGTAATCAATTTGGTGATGAAACATGTATTAATCCTTGTAAAGGATCTACTAGTGGTCAGACGTGGGAACAGAGGAGACAGTTTATAGATTCTGTTATGCCACCTGAGTCACTTGAGTGATCTACCACATTTACATTTCTTACCTTTATATTTCGGACACTTCCATTTCTTACACTTCTTCTTCACTTCTTCTTTTTCTTAGGTGGTTTGAAGGGAGGTAGTCCTTTCTTTTCACGATACTTATTAGTTTGAATTTCGTTAGCAGATAACTTGGGAGGTTCCTTACCTAATAACTTCTGAACTTTCTTAAAGATTTGTTTGATTATAGGTTTGACAACCCTCAATAGGATAGGAGTTGCAGTAGCTGCTGCGGTTGCTACGATAGCAATGCCAGCAGTAGTTGTAACTTGATTTGCAGATGGTATTCCTTTCACAATTTGATCTACAAAAGTAATTTCTTCAGTGATTGCTATACATTCTTTTCCAACTAATCTATACTCAATAATTTTTTTTGTACCACCTTCAACTAAAGTACCAATTGGTTCCTTTAATTCTTGTGCCTCTGTAGGGCACTTCACTTCGTCTGGAACCTTGGTTGGTGGTATTTTTGGTGTTTCTACATCTGGAGTATTTGGAGGGGGTATAACAGGAGGGGGAGGTGCTTCAATTGTAAACTCCAAATCATCTTCATTGTAATCAATAGGATTAAACGATGGTTGCTGCCCATCACAATATACCTTCACACCTTTAGGATCATCTCCTTCCAGCATGTTATTTTCATCCACCTCATGTGCCTCAACACAACCAGGCATGTCCACTACAGGTACACCAATCTGTTCTGTGACTGGTGCATAGATTGGGATAGCTTGGGGTGCTTCTAGCAAATATTGAGGGGTAAAGGGGATCTTGATTATATCAATCTCCCCACCCTTGATTTGAATATCAGGGATCTCCATTACAAATCAGCCCCATCTTGCTTTAGAGTTTGACTGGAGGCATTGGAACAGCAGGACCTGTTGCGTCAGGTAGGTCTGGCATAGCACTATCTACAGCACCTGGAAGTGCTCCACCTACTGCACCCATTACGGCATCAGTAATTTTTCCTTTAACACCATCTAGGATGGCATCCTTGTTAAGATATACGTAACCAGCACCGCCAACAACGGCACCAGATACAACAAAAGACGCAATAGCGAATACATTAATTATTTTTTGCATGATTATAATTTATAGGGTTTTCCATCGTCTTCAGAAGCTGTGACGATTTTTAAAGGAGCTTGTTCAACTCTTATTGTTTGAACTGGACCTGCTTTTGCTACGATCTGTTCAATTTCTTTTGCAGTTACAGGAGGAGGACCAGGAGGAATAGCATTACCATTCTTGTCCATCTTCATAGTACCGTCACCCTTCTTACTAGCTGTCTGAATTCCGAAGCTAGCTAAAACTCCTGTAAAAACTGAAGCTATAAATGTCGGATCTATTTTCTGTTGAGGTACGCCAGGTATGGCGACATAGTTTAAAGTCAATATTCCGCCCGACCACACAAGAACGCCTAAACGTACCATGCTTGAGAGGATGGCAGCTTGTTCATCTTGATCTGGGAGGATAGCATCCTTAAGTTTACCAAGAGGACCTTTCTTTTTCGCGTCCTTTGTTTCTTCCTTTACTTCTTCAGACATAAAAATAAGGTGACTATTTCTATATAGCCACCTTAATCTTTATTTAAAACTGCTGAACACCTAATCCAGGAGAAGAAGGAGCACTTGCTTGAGGAGTATCTCCTGAAAGATCATTAGTACCTAAAGGGAGTTCCCCTCCACCCAATGAATCAAGACCTCCGAAAGATCCAGTAACTGCTTCCATAACTTGTGATTTAACGCCATCAATGATTGCATCTCTGCTGACATATAGAGATACCCCACCGACAACAACGGCAAGAGATACAACACCAGACGACACTGCGATGACATTTACTATTTTCTGACAATTCATTTGTCTTATACGAGTGAGTTATTTATTATAGTATGCTTTATAATAACTGACAAGCCCTGCTGTTGTTACTTGCTTACTACACCAATCATCAGCACACTCGTAGATAGATTGATTGGAATAATCTCCACTCCCAAAGTTCTTGAAGAGAATTAGTAATACTTGCTGACGAAGTTCTAATTGACCTTCGGTAAGTGTAGAGGAAGTCATTAAATTAATCCTAAAGATCCGGCGGTTATACCTATACTAACAAAGAATCCAAACTCCAGCAAGTCCTTTGCTTCAGGAGGTATGGATATTAAAATACTAGTTAAGAACGTACTGGCCAACATTGAAATAAAAGTAGGCTGCTACTGATGA